AACTGTTCCTTCTACTAAAGAAGAGATAAAAAATTTCAAAGATAATTTTATAGCAGGGGCTACAGAACGTGTAACTAATATAGGAAAGAATGTAGTAAAAGATCTTACCGCTGAGGCAAAGAAAATTTTTAGAGGATAACAATGAGTCTACACAATTATTTAAAAGGTGATGCGTCAACGCCAAAAGCACCGGGCAAAGACAAGAGCTGGGCCTTAACCAATCCAGGCCCCTACATAGGTACTGTAAAAGGAAACACAGATCCTAGCAGGATGGGTAGGTTGAGTGTGTTGATACCGTCATTAGCACAGACCGGCAACGGTACATCAGACCAATTGATCACATGCGAATATCTGTCACCATTTTACGGTGCCAAGGGAGTACGGCACAACATTCCAGGATCGGTAGAATACGAACACTCACAACACTCTTATGGTTTTTGGGCAGTACCACCTGATTTAGAAACAAAAGTATTGGTAATATTTGCAGAAGGCAAAATGAACCAGGCCTTTTGGATAGGTTGTGTACAGGATCCTTACACCAATCACATGATACCGGGAGTGGCATCAAGCACAAGAACACACGACAGTCTTGATGGAACATTTGAAGGAGCAGACGCAGGGTTCCAGCAAGACAAACAATCAACATATGGATCGTTGAATGTTCCTGCAGGAGAATTGAACAGGGTATCAGTGGGTGCTTTACAGAATAACAATTATAATTCTACACCAAAACCCATACACCCATTTGCTGACATACTAGTAAAACAGGGATTGGGGGCAGACGACATACGTGGTAATACATCAAGTTCTGCACGTAGAGAATCACCTAGCCAGGTATTTGGTATAAGCACACCGGGTCGTAAAAATACAGGCACAACGAAACAACAAGTAGGACCCAAGGATTCAGAACTCACAGATTACGTTGTAAGAACACCAGGACATACCTTCACAATGGACGATGGAGCAATAGATGGATCAAACCAACTGACAAGATTGAGAACAGCATCTGGACACCAGTTGCTTATGCATGACACCGAAGGAGTCGTTTACCTAGCCAATGGTTCAGGTAATGCATGGATAGAAATGAATAGCGATGGCAAGATAGATATCTATTCAGGAGTGGGCGGAATAAACATGCGTACACAAGGTGACTTTAACTTACACAGTGACGCCAACATCAACATGCACGCCGCAGGATCTGTAAGGATAGGTGCTGAGACAGACATGATAAATTCAGCATCGGCAATCTTTAACCTAGGAGACAAAGGAATATTCAACAGCTCACAGTCAGGATCCATAAGAGATTTCGCCAGGGATGGATTGACGTCATTTACACCAGGGACACAACTGCATGGAGCAGGTGGATCAATCCATCTTGCAGGTGCACAGGTACACATGAACTCAACAGGTGCAAGTTCAACTTGGGGACCAGGATGGCTGACAACGGACAAGGTGGGAATGACACCACGTGAAGAGGGAGATGTTGAATTAACTAAGAAAGGAATCGAACCATTACAATCTTTTACAAAGAAAACAAATACAACAGTACACAGGTTTGTAACACACGAACCAATGCCGAGATTTAAAGGATTTACATCAGATGGACATCTGCCTAGCTTTGATCCTACAGATGACCAAATGGACACAAAGCAGTGGTACAGACTTTCCAGTACACCAGGCACAGTGGAATACATGGAACAGCAAAACAGATTGTCTAAGGTAGAAAGTATCAGGTTAGGACAGTTCCAAGCTGACGCAGAAAAATATTTAAAAAGCAAAATGGGCAACTCCACCAACGCTATCAAGGCAAAGCAGATAGTATCAAACTTTGGTGACAAGTATGACAAAACTTTCAATATAATAAATCAGGCCAAGGGAAATTTTAAAGATATAGATAGTATATCCAACAAGTTAAAGAACTTCAACCTAAGCGACTCAGTTACAGATGTTAAGAACAACCTAACGACACAGCTGACCAACCAGGTGATAGAAAGCATATCAGGGAACAATGCAGTTCAGTTGTTCAAGGACAACGTGTTTGTCAACAATGCTGGCAAGTTGTTCTCACTGGGTGATAGTAAAACAGGAAACGTTTTAGATGAATTCGGCACAAGCGGAAATGTATATGGCACATCTCTAAACAACGTGCTGAAAAATGTACAAGGTATCACAGGAAATTTAAACATAGGAAGCCTAGGATCAGTGGCGAACGACGTAAGCACGATCACAAACGTGTACAAGAATGTGATGGCAGGCAACATTACAAATGTAACACAGATATCAAGTATCGCAAACAAAGCCGTTGGGTTTTTCAAATCGCAAAAAGGTGGACCTGCAAACATGTACACGTCTCCATCAGGATTCTCCACAGTAATGAAATCAGTTGGTGCATTTAAAACCAAGGCCGTCACTGCAATAAGCAGTTTCTTCTCAGGATTTAAATTCAGTGACATCAGACTCAAGGAAGACGTGCAATTAGTTGGCAAGTCACCCTCGGGCATCAACATATATTCGTTTAAATACAAACACACTGATGGAACATACGAGGGCGTGATGGCACAGGAAGTTCCATGGGCAAGAAAGATGACAGACACAGGATACTACATGGTAGACTACAACAAAGTGGATGTTGAATTTAGGAGATTGAACTAATGGCATATGGAGATAATTCATCAGGATCTGATCCAAACAACTCGATAACTTTCAAAGGTTTCAGTTCGAGAGCCAATCAAACAAGTTTCAAACTGTATGACTTTGAGGTTGCCAAACAAGATCTAATTAACAGATTGAGCATACGTAAGGGCGAGCGAGTAGAAAATCCAGAATTTGGCACTATCATATATGATGCCATATTTGAACCGTTTACAGAGGCACTTAAAGATGCCATAGTTGAGGATGTCACAGCTAACCTAAATGCTGATCCACGTATAAGCACAGAAGAAATAATAGTTTCTGAAGCAGATAAGGGTATAGCCATACAGGCTACAATAACGTATGTACCTCTCAATATCACAGAGAAATTGAGATTTAACTTCGATGAAAATTCGTTGTTACGCCTATCTTAAAGTACGCACTTAATTTAATATATAAATATCCATACAAACAGTATGGCCACAACAGATAGACAGAACCGATTATTAGTTGCCGAAGATTGGAGAAAGATCTACCAATCATTCCAGCAGGCAGATTTCAAATCCTACGACTTCGAGACATTGAGAAGAACAATGGTAGCATATCTCAAAGAGAACTACCCAGATGATTTCAACGATTTTGTTGAGAGTTCTGAATATGTTGCACTGATAGATTTGATTGCTTACATATCTCAAGCACTTTCATTTAGAGTAGATTTAAATGCTAGGGAAAATTTCTTAGAAACAGCGGAGAGAAGGAATTCAGTCCTTAGATTAGCAAGGCTTATAAATTACAATGCAAAAAGAAATTTACCAGCGACAGGACTTTTAAAAGTTAACACTATATCAACTACACAAGATGTACTTGATTCTTCAGGAACTAATTTATCTAACAGCACAATTATTTGGAACGACAGTGCAAACTCAAATTACAGAGAACAGTTTACAGCAATATTAAATGCCGCTAACCAGACAGGACAGTTGTTTGGCAATCCTAGAGAGTCGGCAAAAATAGGTGGCATAGATACAGAGGTTTACACATTAAGTTCTACACAATTGGATGTACCGGTTTTTGGATTTACAAAAGCTATTGGTGGAACCAATAGAAAATTTGAAATTGTACCAAGCACAATAAACAAGTCAGAAACCATATTTGAATCTGCTCCCGTGCCAGGTACAGGGCTGACATACACATATAGATCAGATGGCTCTGGAGATTCTTCAAACACCACAGGTTTTTTCTTTCTTTTCAAACAAGGAACTTTAGAAAGTCAAACTTTTTCAGTAGACACAGCCATAACAAATTATGTCAAAAGTTTTTCTACTTCCAACATAAATGACACTGACGTCTGGTTGTACAAACTAGATCAATTTGGGCAAGTGTCTGAAGAATGGACTAAGATACCATCATTCACAGGAAACAATGCGATTTACAATTCACTAGCAAAATCAGAAAGAAATTCTTTCAATGTTGTTACAAAAGTTAATGATGCTATTGACCTTGTGTTTGGTGACGGGAATTTTTCTAACCTACCTTTAGGAGATTTTAGAACATATTACAGAACTAGTGACAACAGCAAATATGCAATACAACCAGCAGATATGCAAAGTGTAGTATTGAATCTTCCGTACACGGATAATAACGGAGCACTACAAACACTGACTATGACCATGGGCTTAAGGTCATCAGTGTACAACAGTTCTGCAACAGAATCAAATGCTTCTATCAAAGAAAAAGCAGGACAAGTATATTATTCACAAAACAGAATGATTACTGCTGAAGATTATCAAGTGGTACCGCTTTCAGCATCACAGGAAATTGTAAAAGTTAGATCAGTAAACAGATCAGCATCTGGAATATCAAGAGCAAAAGAAATTCTTGATCCAACAGGTGCATATTCAAATGTCAATGTATTTGCCGAAGACGGAATTCTTTACAGAGAAGAAAGCACACAGCAGTTTACATTTACTTTCAACGATAGAGGTAACATACAGTCAACTATTGATACAGCGGTTGAGTCAAAATTAAAAGAAGCATATGCACGTCAATTTTATTATTTGAAATATACTGCAAAAGATTTAAGTAACCTGTCTGCAACATGGAATTCAACAACAACTTCAACTAATACAAACACTGGATACTTTACTTCAGGCGGCGCATTGGTTGTTGGAGAGTACGCAACATCAAACTTTAAATTTGCAAAACCAGGTGCACTTGTAAAATTTACATCACCAGATACTAGAGAATTTTTTAACAACTCATTAGTGACAGCAGGTACCGACAATGCAGAAAATAGATCATGGGCCAAAATAGGTGCAGTGGTGCTTGACGGAGCCAATGCCGGTGTAGGAAACCTAGAGGATGGAACAGGTCCGGTTACACTTAACAATGTTATACCAAATGGAGCAATAGTTAATTCATTAATACCAGCATTTACAACATCATTTTCAGCAACTCTTGAAGCAGATTTAATCAACAGGATTGTGGAATATGAGGAGTTTGGACTTAGGTATGATCAAGATTCTGAGGAATGGAAGGTTATTACATCAACAAATTTAAGTTCCAGCTCAGTATTCAGCACAGCAAGGCAAGGTGATACATCAGGCACTAATCTAGATGCCAGTTGGTGGTTCAAATTTGCTAATGATGGAAACACTTACACAGTGACATATAGAAAATTAGATTATATATTTGAATCAGAAGCACAAAACAAGTTTCACTATGACATTGAAGAAAACATTTTTGACTACAAAACAGGAAAAAGTGTTAAGGACACTGTAAAAATTTTAAAAACAAACTCTATTGTGTCAACAGGTAACTCAATTGGATATACAATACCGTGGCAAGTTGTAGACACAGTGACTG